CAGATGTTGAATCTACTCTTGTAAATATAATTGAAAATACACCTGTAAGAGGTTATGAAATATTTGCTCAAGAGGTAACTTCAACTACAAAAGGTTACTATAGAGCTTGGATAGGTTTAAGATTGCCTTTAGGTGAATTTAATAAGATGTATAACTACACGATAAACGAAGTAGTTGACTCTTATAATCTAAAACAAAAAGCAGACCAAGCTTTTAAAGAAACAGTTAAAGAAAAAACCGTACAATAATATGAGTGAAATAACTCAAATTATAGTTTACAGTAAAAAAAACTGTGGATATTGTATCAAGGCCAAGAATTTATTAACAAATTTAGGCCTTGAATACACAGAAAAAAAATTTGAAGATTTTACAAATACAGAAAAACTATTTGAAGATATTGGTAAAAATGTTAAATCAATGCCTCAAATAAAAGTAAATGGTGAATTAATTGGTGGTTACAACCAACTTATAGAATACTTAGCTGATAAGAAGTTAGTTAATTTTAAAGGTGAACCAGTACACGATATTTAATGAACATTGATAAAGATAAAATTATTCTTTTTCCAACAGATAGAATTGTTAATAAAGATAAAGCAAAAGAAGATCCTAGAAAAGGTGAAAAGGTAAGACTAGACGCAACTAAAGAATTTGTAGAAACAAATGTTGATGAAATCGCTATGAATGTGTTAAGACATTTCGTAGATATGGCCATGAAAACAGACAAGCCAGAATTTACAAAAGATTTAGGATTATTAGTTGATATGATGAGAGGTATGATTTATAGAGATTTTGAAGTGCCACACCCAGCACAAAGATTAGCTGATAAGATAGTCAATTTACAAATGACCAGATTTGGCCCTAAAGTATATATTGATTACAATAAAGTGATGCCACAAGAAACAGAACTTAAACCTCATAAACCTTTAAGTAAAGATATAACAGAAGAAATAAAGAGAACAAATGATGGTTGGACGCCTTTTGAACCAGATTTTGACTTTCCAGATGATGAAGATTAAACAATTTTTAGAAATTCCTCAAGGAATCGCCGTCGCCGGTTGTAAAATAGCCAATTTAAGGAGAACAAACATAATGTTTAATACATTAAAAAACTTAGTAGTTACAAAAACTGCTAAAAGATCAACTGCTAAACGTGTTAGCGGTTTATCTAAGACACAAAGAGTGCTAAACTTCTTGTCAAGCGGTAAATCAATATCGTGGAAGACATTAAGAACTAAATTTGATCTTACATCGCCAAGAGCCATGGTAGACAAATTAAGAGCAGAAGGAAATATGATCTATATTAACAAATCTGCTGAAGGCACTTCTTACAGATTAGGTTCGCCATCAAAAGCAATTATTGCTGCTGGTATCCAAAAACTGTACGGAACAAAATACGCTTACTCTAACTAAGAGTACGTAATTATTGAAGGCGAGAAATATATAAAGCTCGCCTTCTTTTAAAAATAAAAAAATATGAATAAACGCTGGGAATTTAATTTAGACACAGGTGATAGACAATTTAAAACTTGGGTATACAGTGATACCGGCACAGACATAGAATCAAGATTCAAACCTTATAAAGTTTCAAATATAAAAGAAATTAAACAAATAGATACAAAAACACCATCAGAACAGTTACAAGACCAATTAGAACCTATAATAACATGATATTAATTGACCTCAACCAAGTATTAATATCAAATCTAATGGCACAGACGAGAGGCAAGGCTGAAAACTTACCGAATAAAGAAATGGTAAGACATATGGTCATTAATTCATTAAGAGGTTTTAATTTAAAATTCAAATCAGAATACGGCAATAACATAGTGTTATGTGCTGACGCTGGTGACCCTTGGCGTAGAGATATTTACCCTAATTATAAACACGCTCGCAGAAAAGGCCGTGTAGATTCAGCAACAGATTGGGATAACATATTCAATATGATTACTGAAATTAAAAACGAAATTGCAGAAAACTTTCCTTATGTAATGATGTACGTAGAGAAGGCCGAAGCAGATGATATAATCGCCACACTTGTAAAACACACCAATGAACCAATTATGATTATTAGTGGTGATAAAGACTTTATACAATTACAAACCAATAATAAAGTAAAACAATACAGTCCTATACAAAAGAAATTTGTAGGCGAAGATGTAGACCCTAAGATATTTTTACATGAACAGATTATAAAAGGTGATAGATCAGACGGCATTCCTAATATATTAAGTCCTGATGACATCTTTTTAACAAAAGAGAAACAAAGGCCAATCAATAAAAAGAGATTAGAGGAATGGTCGACCGCTGATAGAATACCACTAGGAAGTGAAACCAGTAAGTATTACGAGAGAAACAAACGACTAATAGACCTTTCTTGCATACCAGAAGAGCTAGAAAGAACTATTATAAATACATATAGAGATTATAAAACACCTAACAGGTCTAAACTGTTACCGTATTTTATGAAACACAAACTAAAATCGTTAATGGAAAACATTGGTGATTTTTAATATTCGAATATTGGAGATATAATGGCACAAGAACAAGAAAAACCTAGACACGAGAGTATAATGAATCCTAAAGGCATGGCTGCATTAGCTCGTACAGCTAGCAACGCAAGACCTTTAGCACACGAAATATTTACACTAGTAAATAACGCAAAAGACAAACCACTTAAAATAGAAGTTTTAAGAAAACACGATAGTCAAGGTTTAAGACAGTTATGTAAAGCTGCTTTTGACCCTAGTATTACTTTTGATATTCCTGAAGGAACGCCACCTTTTATACAGAATGATGCTCCAGAAGGAACAGACCACACATCTTTACTAGACGAGGCAAGAAAATTGTACCTCTTTATAAAAGGTGCTAGTGATATAGGCAAGGTAAAAAAAGAAACCCTTTTTATACAAATGTTGGAAGCATTACATAAAGATGATGCTCAGGTATTAATTAACATAAAAGATAAGAAATTGAATCTTACCTATAAAGGACTCACAGAAAACTGTGTAAAAGAAGCCTTTAATTGGAACGAACAGTTTATAAGAAACTAAGGTTTTCAAGGTTTTCCTATAAAAACCTTTAAAAACAATGACTTAGTTTTTTGCTAAGTCATTGATTCTAAACACAAATATCTTTAAAAATAATCAAAATAAAGCTTGAAATAGACACAAAAAAGTGTTACCTTATACCATATAAACAACATTTAATAAATATATGAAGAAGTTTTTGATTTTTTTAACAATACTGGCCATCTCATTATATGGGTTTTTAACCTGTACAATGAACTCTTTAAAAGCCAGTGAATATAATACTGCTGTGATTGGCCACGTAATTACACAAAAGGTTACAGGTCAACCGATTGATACATCTAAATTATTAGAGCAAGAATTATCACGTGCCGCTCACTTGTTTGCGATTGACAGTATCAATATATTGCAAAAGTATTTACCTGCCATATTAGATAAAATGGCTGCCGATTTAAGACTTGAAGCAGATAAAAATTATAAATGTAGTTTACTAAAGGATACAAAGATACAGGACGATTGTAAATAATGTATGAAAAAGTTAACGAAACAAAAAGTTTTAACTGTAAGAAAGAAACTTAAACCACTTCTATCTTTAAAAAGAAAGTATAAAACAACTTATACTGATATAAAAAAATATTTTAAAATGTTAAATCTTGGCATATTCGATAACAAACTATCTTCATTTAATCAAATAGAAATTAAAGAACTTAAATATTCAAAGTGTATGGGACAAGTAATACAATTTGAGTGGAAACGTAAAGGCACAAAATTATATAAACTTGAAATGGATAAACAATACAATACTAAAAAAGACTTCTTAGAAACTTTAGCTCACGAAATGGTGCATCTATATCAATTTTTAACAAATGATACAGGCAACCACAATAAACTATTTTATAGTTTTGCACCGAAACTACAATTCATAGGGCTAAAGTTATAACCAACCAATAGGACACATAATGAACGAAGTGAAAATAAAAAAGTTTAAAGACCCTTACCTGAAACCAATCATACTTGACGCTGTTAAGTATGTAGAAGAATTTGCCTGGTTTAGAAATAAAGGCGATCGTAAAGTTTATTACGAAGGACACTTTCAGGAAGACGTACTGAATAACTTTTCTAAAAGAGAGTCAGATGAGATATTTAATCGTATGAGAAGATACCTTAATGACAGTAGATTATTATTCTTACAGAAAAAAGTTAAAATTAAATATAAAAAAATACTTGATACTGGTTTATCAGTAGATGATTCACAATACCATTACGAATATATCATAAGTAAAAGATAATGAAACATAGACCTTTAAAGTGGTATTTAAAATATCATTGGCCACGTAAGATACGATTTCACACTAGACAGATAATGGCAATTGCCGGTATATGTTTGATAGGTTTTGGTATTGGTACATTTTATCCTAATTACATATCTAAAATAAACATAGAAGAAAAAGCTGCTGATAAAACTATTTTATGGGCAAAAGAAATTGGCTTTGCAG